GAACAGGAACGGCGGCTTGGGGTCCAGGCCGTCCGGCGCGGCCTCCTGCAGCAGCACCCCGCCGGTGTGCTCGTTGGTTCCGAGCACCTTGAACTCGGTGCCGTTCTCGGTGACCAGCCGGTCCCCGCGCTGCCACTTCAGGCTGGCGATGCCGGCCGCGGAGATCGTGTCGCCGTGCGCCGGCCGGGGCGGCTGGCCGGTCTTGTCGTTCTTGCTGAACATCACCTCGGCATCGGCGCCGTACTTGTGCAGCCATTCGTTGAGCTGGTTCTGCCGGCCGACGGTGGACAGGATGTTGCCGTCCTCGTCGACCCCGTAGACCTGGGTCTTGTCTTCGCCGGGCATGGCGAACTTGTCCCCGGTGCCGGCCAGGAATCCGGCGCTGGACAGCGACATCGGGAACCAGTCCCGGCCCTTGCCCTTGCTGGTTGACAAGTCCGCGGGGTCGACCAGCGGGGCGGTGGTCGCGCCGAGATCGGTGTCCGCCGGCTTGACGGACTCCGGCAGCGGCAGCCCGTAGTAGTCCGCGATGTACTTGCGCCGCGCCTTCAGGGTGTCCGCCAGCGACTTGGGCAGCCCGGCGTCGGCGACCATGTCGTCGATGTCGCCGGGCGTGATGGCCAGCACCCGGGTGGCGCCGTCCAGCTCCTGGTCCTTGCTCATCTCCGGGCCGAAGACCTTGGCCTTCTTGCCGGTCCGGAACACGTCCAGCTCGCCGACCTTGCCGGTGAAGTCCGTCTTCTTGGCACCCATCGCGCGGTACATCAGCGCGCCGCCGTTGTCGATCCGCCAGGGTGTGCCTTCGGCGTCAGTGAGGATGTTGTCGTAGTCCAGGCCGAACACATCCCGGTTGCTGAGCCAGGCGTCCACCACGAAGTCCCGGCGGACCTGGTCCAGCCAGTCCGGGTTCTTGAGCTGCTGGGTCATGTCGTGCTTGCCGGGCACGATCTTGGAGTAGATGTTGCCGTCCGCGTGCATGTCGACCTCGGGCACCGGCACGCCGGCCGCCGCGTACAGGTCGTTGGCGAGCTGTTCGTTGGCGCCGTGGTCCTTGGACTTGGCCTTCTTGACGTAGTACTTTTCCGTCTCCGGAACGTCCGGCGCCGGCCCGGACGTCGGCGGTGGCTTGGGGATCTCGTAGAGCCCGCCCGCGTTCGACCCGGCCTGGCTGCCGACCTTCTTGACCTTCGGATCGGCGATCGTCAGGTGGCCCTTGGCCTTGGGTGCGGTGACGATCTGCCGCGGCTTGAGCTTGACGCCGGGCTCGCCGGTGTCCTTGCCGTTCAGGTCGGACGGCGTGACCGTGATGTCGACATCACCCTTGCCGCCCGGGCCCTTCTCGATCCCGTCGACCCGGCCGTACTTCCACTTGCCGTTCTTGAGCCACTTGACGATCCCGAACTTCTCGATCCACTTCCCGTCCCGGCCACGGGGGTGCAGGGACGGGTCGAACTTCGCCGCGGCGTACAGGCTGTCCAGCTCGTCGTCATCCATGTCAACCACTATAACTTCATCAACACCAAGGTCGGAAGCTGTGTCAACCGGTCCGGTGAACGGAAATGTCATCTTCTCGCCGGCCCACCACAGAGCCAGCGACCCGAACGAAACCTCCTCCGGCGCAACGTCCTCGTCCAGCAGCGCGGGATCGTCGTAGCCCAGGGTCAGGTGGTAGACCTGCGCCGGGTACGGGTCCGGGTTGGTGGTCAACCCGGCCTTCACCGGTGCGTGCGCCCGCAGCAGCTCCCAGAGCTGGACCAGTTCCGCCGATTCGAGCAGCAGCACGGCGGCGTTGTCGTCGCCGAGCACGGCCTTGCCGTTCACCTTGGCCACGAACGGACTCGTCACGCTGGCCACCGCTTCGGCGGACGCGATCAGCGAGTTGAGCAGCATCGGCGGGATGTCGTCGGCCTCACCGAAATAGCACAGGGTGCAGTGCGGATCCCCGTCCACGACCAGTCCGTTGACCGGGTCGCCGGCCGCCGGCACCGCCACGATCAGGGCGCTGGTATGAGCCATCAGGATTCTCCTACCGCGACGTCGCCGACCTGTTCGGACTGGGCGCCCTTGGGCTTGAGCAGGTCGCGGGCCCGTTGCGGGAACGGGACCACCGAGTTGTCCAGGTTCTCCTCGCGCTTGGCCCCGAGCACCTCGGGCAACGCGATCTGCAGCAGCGCCGCGGTGGTGTCCTCGGGCAGCGTGCCCTTCTGGGTGAGCAGCATGAACGCGAGTTCCGCCTCACTGGGTGCGTCGGTGTCCGCGAATCCGTGCTCCCGGCGCCAGGCTCCGGGCGAGAGCAGGTACCGGTCGTAGCCGGCGGTGGCGTCCTGGTCCTTGGACGGCCGGGTGACGATCTCGGAGGGGTCGTACCAGACGGTGACCCGGTCCAGGTCGGCCTCGTCGAACCCGCGGGCCCGCAGCGTCGGCCGCAGGTACGCCTGGGCCAGCGCGTCGACCAGCATCAGGCAGAGCGGTTCGATGTTGGCCCGGTAGAGGTTCTCGTCGATCACGATGGCGTTGGCGAACTTCACGTTGGCCAGCCCGGTGACGACCTCCTTGGGCACGTCCAGCCCTTGCAGGATGCGTTCCAGGGCCCGTTCCTGCCGGTCCACCAGCCACTGGTCCGACGACCGCTCGAAGGTCTGGTGCTTGATCTGCGCGCCCAGGTCGCCGGGTCCGGTCACGACCAGTGGGACGACGGCGTTGGCGGCGCCCTCGTCACTGACCGGCGTGATCATCGCGTCCATCAGCTCGGCGACGAACTCGCCGCCCGGATCCAGGACCTGGTCACCGTCCTCGTCGGGTTCACTGGCCGTCGCGCCGGCCACCACGATGCCGTCCGGCATGAACAGCAGACCGGCGTTGAGCCGGGTCCGGGACGCGGATCGGACCAGCCGCTGCAGGATCAGCAGCTCCTCGATCGGATCGGCGATGCCCACCATGGACGAATCCGGTTCCATCGAGAACCGGCCACTGGGCCGCCAGATCCGGGCGATGTAGGTGTCCTTGGGCAGCACCCGCTGGTCCGCGGTGGCGCCGCGCATCGGCACGAGTTCGACTCCGCCGGTGGTCACCCGCACCTCGTCGGTGGACCGGATGGCCCACGACTTCTTGGCCTCGTCCTTCGGATCATCCTTGTCCGGCAGGTTGATCAGATAGCACTCGCCGGGCACGGACACGTTCAGCGCGAACGACCGCAGGTTGCCGGGCAGGTCGTGGGCGGTGAACTCGTCCATCGCCGCGGTCGCCGCCTGCGCCAGCTCGCTGGACACCAGGTCCTTCTCGGCCGCGTCCTTGGCGATCATCGGCGCCTGGTCCGCGTCGATGATGGCGCCGGCATAGAGCCGGACCCGCGAGAGGATGTTCGACACCAGGGTGAAGCCGTAGTGGATCTCGCCGACCTTCTCGTAGCCGTTCCAGGCTTCGCCCTGCCACGCGGCGTAGGGGCGGTTCGGCGGGATGTTGCCGATGTCGATCTTCTGGGCGGACGCGGTCATCCCGCGGGCCGCGGAGAACTTCGCCGTCTGGGCCCGTCGCCAGCCGGCCGGCAGGACCGCTGCGGTCACCGTCGTCGGCGTCGATGCTTCGGGCGGTTTGCGCAGGAACAGGCCCATGACCCGGGATCGTATCCGGGTCGGAGCCCGGTTGACATTTATCAGGCGCGCCGACGGACGGTGAACCTGGTGTTGGGCGGCACTCCGTAGGTGCGCTCAGCCTGTTTGACCCTCGGCGCCGGTGTCAACCGATTCTCCGGGAACGGCGTCGCCGCCTTCACCCGCTTGCCCTGGCAGCCGCAGCCGCCGGCCGATCCCACCTGGTAAGTGCCCACGGTTCCTCCGGTGTAGCTGGCGCCCGCGGTGTCCTCCGCGGTCATCTCCAGGTCGACCCGCCCGACCTCACCGGCCGGCGACTGCCACATGACGGTCAGCGCCCGCGCCGTCACCAGGGTCCGCAACATCCGCCCGGTGGGCACACCCGGCGGCAGCGGCGTCACCGACGACGGCATCAGGTCCGTGTAGATCTCGATCGTTTCGCCCGGCGCGTAGATGCCCATCCGGCGATTCTCCGTCAGGACCGGACAGCCATGTCAACTCACCGTCCGGGGTGGGCGACATGACCGGATCCCCGTCTCCGACTTCGCCAAGTAGTTCGACGAAGACCCAGGCCATGCCCGGCTCCACGCTAGTGCGCGAAGTGGAACGAACCCGGCGCCCGGTCCTCGTCGTGTGGGGAGTCGTGGAAGAACAACCCGGTCGGGTTGATCACCGCGATGGACGTCTGCCGGCCGTTCGTCCCGGTGTTGGTCTCGGTGACGATGGCCGCCCGGCAGACCGACTTGTATTCACCGCCCGGCGTCCCGTAGGCGACGTAGTGAACCGACTCGCCGAGATAGGGCTCCCGCCTGGGGTTGCTCACGGAACCTGACCCTAACGCCATCACCCGGTCCGTGAACCCGGGATCCGGGCACTTCGGGTTCCAGCAGGTGATCACGCCGTCGACCAGTCGCAGATCCTGTTGGCAGGACCCGCATCGGTAGGACAACACCAGTCCTTGACTCAGCTTTTCAGCTCCGCTTCCCACAGCCGGATGTCCGGCTCGTAATTGTCGTCGGCGTCGTAGAAGCCGTTGAGGTTGCCCAGACAGACCCCCACGACCGCGCCGACCGCCAACAGACTGGCCACCCCGACTATCACCCCGAACCAGAACGCAATCATCATGACCGTCATCGTTCCAGCCGATCCAGCGCGGTCAGCACCCCCAGGGCGGCCTGGCTGCCGGCCAGCGCCGCGACCAGCGGCCGGCCGATCCGGGTCTGTTGCGCGATCAGGATTCCGCCGGCCGCCCACACCGACACACAGCGGGAGCACGTCACCAGGTAGGCCAGCTTCTCCTGGACCGGACCGGCGCCGGCCCGCCGGTCGATCGCCTCCCGGACCGGTGCGGTGAGTTCGTCCTCGGCGATCAGCGATGTCAACCGGGCGATGGCCAGCACGGAGATCAGGTGCTTCATCCGGCGACGGCCACATCGTCGTCGCCGTCGCCGTCGGCCGGCTCCGGCAGCGTCATCTTGGCCAGGTCGCTGACCCGCACCTGGTGGATCTTGGTCAGCACCGTCAACGTCCCCTTGGCCTTGCTGCGAAGGTCGATGCACGGCGCCCCGGCCGGGCTGCCGCAGCTCGAGCACGGGATCATGATCGCCCGGTCGACGGTGTTCTCCTCGCCGCAGTGCGCACAGACCACGGTGATGTACCGGGCCGGCCGACTTCGCGGCAGCACCGCCTTGGTCATGGGGTCTCCTTCGTCGTCAGCGTGGCCAGGACCAGCGCACCGATGACCACCACGATAGCGATCGGAAACAGATCAGTGTCAACAAGGACAAGTGTGACCGCGGTCAACACGCCGAGCACCGCCAACACCGGCAACCAGTGGACCTGTGTCAACAGCTTCTGCACCCGGGAAACCTACGTCAGCTCGGGGGTTTCGAGTACCACTCCAGCCCGCAGCGGCAGTTGATGGTCTCATCCAGCGGCGCGGCCGGGTCGTGCGGGTACCGGATCTCGGTGCCGGTATGTGTGATGAACGCCTTGTCCGCGGGCACCGCATCCCCGTTCAGGAAGGCGTGACTGGCCCGCACCCGCAGGTCGTGCTGGGACCGCCAGCGCTTGGTCAATCCGGCCTTCTCGGCGGCCTCGTTCTGCGCGGCGTTGGCGATGGTGCCGGCCAGGTCCTCCGCGATCGGCCGGACCTTGTCCGCGATCTCACTCGACCCGGTCTTGCCGCCGGTGTCGGCGAGCGTCTGGGCCAGCGACCCGCCCTTCTTCCCGTCCCCCTCCTTGGGCGGGGTCGGCGCCGCCGCCTTCGCCGCGGTCGATTCGCCGACGTCGCGCAGGATGGTGACCAGCCGCTGCAGCCCGGCGTCCGCACCGGCCTTGGCCGCCGCGTCCACATGCATCCACATCTCGTCCTGCTGCTTCTTGGTCAGACCCTTGCCCTGGCGCTGCCGATTCAGGGCCCGCTGGGCGACCGTCAACAGCGCCTCGCCGGCCAGCTCGGTCAGGCCCAGGGTGGCCGCCGCGGTGCGCCACGATCCCTTCACCGCGCCCTGGCCGGCCTGGTAGGTCAGGTAGGCCGCGATCAACGCGGTCAGGATCGGCACCAGGGATCCGGCGTCCTCCGGCGGTTGTTCCTCCGGCGGTTGTTGCGGTTCGGTCATGTCGCCACCCTCCCGATCCGGGTCCGGCCGGTCTGCGAGCCGCTCAGCCCCGGCCGGCTGGTCCGGGCGCTGACCTGGGTGACCTGCCGGCCGAAGTCGAAGCGTTGGTCGGACACGCCGTGCACGCTGGCCGACCCCGGCGAACCCTGGACCAGCGCCTTGTCGAAGATGCCGGCGACGACCGCGAACACCATCGCGTCCAGCCGGCCCGGCGACCAGCGGTCCTCCGGCACCCAGGTCACCAGTTCGTCCTCGAGCAGCTCCATGTCCTTGCCGATCATGTGCACCCGGCCGCGGGCATAGGCCACGCCCACCGGTTCCGCGCGGACCCGCTTGGCCTTGCTCGACCAGGTCTCCCGGATCGGCGGGCACGGGATGCCCAGGTCCTTGGCCACCTGGTTCAGCGAGTTCTTCACCATCGCGCCGCCCTGGTTGACTTCCGCGATGATCGTCGAGTTGTGCGCGTACGCCGTGAGCACGGCCCGCTCGGCCCACTCGTCCGGCGTGTAGTTGTCCGAATCGTCCGCCACCACGTAGGCGTGGCGCGCACTGACCGGCGCCATCCGGGGCACGTAGACCGTGACGATGCCGGCCTCGTCCCGGTGCTTCTCGCTGGTCGACGGGTCCAGGCCGGTGAACTTCAGCCACGGCACGCCGATGTCCGGCAGCTCTGTCAACCGGGTCTGGTTGATCTTGTCCTCGGTGGTCAACGCGCCGCGGACGACCCCGAGCAGTTCACCGTCCAGCTCCTGCTTGCCCATCTCGGTGCCGCCGTAGGTGTTGACCAGGGTCTGGTACCAGACCGGGTCAAGGTGCACGTTGTCCCGGGTCCGACCGCGCCGCACCAGATACCGCGAGTTGCTCGCCGCGTCCGCCAGCAGCTTCTTGATCGACGTCACCCGCTTCGGGGTGGTCGCGGCCAGGATCTGCGGGCACTTGCCCAGCCGGACGGCAAACTCCATGTTCTGCCACGCGGTCAGATCATCCTGACCCTTGACTTGTTTGTGCGCCGCGAGTTCGTCGGCGACCCCGATGTGGAACTGCGGGCCACGGAGCTGGTCGGGCTTCTCCGCGCTGGTGCAGATGACCATCCCGCCACCGGGCAGATCGACCCGCCGCCGGCTGGGGATGTAGTGCACCGAGTCCTGCAGGGACGGCGGGTAGACCGCGAGCAGCCCGGACTCCCCCTGGACCAGGGTGTCCCGGACGTCGGCCGCGGTCCGCCCGAGCAGCGCGATCCGCAGCCGGGATCCGGCCGGTGCCCGGCCGAGCCGGACCCAGTGTTCGTCCACCGACCGGATCCACTGCGAACCCATCAGGGTCTTGCCCATCCCGCGCCCGCCCAACGCGAGCGCCCGGGACCAGTCCGCGCCGCCGTCCTCCGGCAGCACCGGCAGAATCTGGCTGGGCCGGCCGGACCAGTTCCAGTCCCACGGCAACGTGTCCAGCTCGAGGCCGGCGAGCACTTCTTCCATCTCGTCCGGTGGGAGCAGAGCGACCTGTTGCTCGAGGGACAGGTCGAGTTTCACACCAGGTAACGCCCGGTGAGACAGATGTTGCCGGAGCCCCCGCAGGCGAACCCGCCGGGGATCAACGGGCACATCTGCGAATTGCCGGCCTGACCGTTGCCGTTGGACCAGCCGCCCATCACGGAGGAGGCGTCCCGGGTCGGGAAGAACGGGAACATCACCAGGCTGTTGGCCGGGAACCAGGCGAACCCGGTGAAGTTCCAGCCGACGTTGCCGTTGTAGAGCTTGGCGAAGATCTCCTGCTCCGGGATGTCGGCCCGGGACCGGACCGGCAGGCCGATCGTCAACTGTCCGGTGCCGCCATTGGTGGCCGCCGAGATCTGGCCGAACAGCAACAGTTGGCACCAGCCGTTGCGGACCTGGTACCGGCCGGTCCAGGAAATACCGCTGGGCTGTGCACCGTTGGAGGTGAACGTCGGCGTGTAGGACAGCGTGTCCGTGGTGCCGGTCTTCTCCCCGAGCAGCGCGGCCTCGGTGGCCTTGGCCAGATCCTGGTAGCCGTCCGGTGCGTCCGCCAGGTCCCCGAGTTCGGGCCACGGAAGCTGGTAGACATCGGTTGCACCCATGACTTCTCCTTCAGACGGGTTCTTCGGTGGGCGGGAAGTAGACCGCTTCGACCAGGTCCCAGTTGGCCTGCATCGCGGCCAGCAGATCCCCGTCCGTGATCGCCTCCTGGCCGCCTTCGGCGTACATCGTGTCGAAGGTCGGCGAGCTGGCGATGAACGGCATGAACACCCGCGCCCCCTCCGCCGGGCTGCGCATGACCAGGGCGGCCAGGTCTGTGCTGCCCTTGGGCTTGGCCTCCTTGGTCAGGCCGGCGCCCAGCCGCTCGGCGAAGACCGAATCCTGCGCCAGGTGTGCCTGGTCCAGAAAGCTCATGGTTGACATCCTCCTTTATGGCTGCAGGGTTCGCGGCCAGCTCATCGTGATCCCGTTGATCTGACCGGCATCGGCGGTGACGCCGGCCGGGAAGGTGAAGTCGATGGGCACCGCGGTGCCGGCCGATCTCGGCGGCCCCATCCAGGCCACGGACAACCACAGGTTCTCCGGCGCCCCGGTGCCTGCGGTGAACCAGTAGCCGCCGGGCGTTGCCGTGCTGGACACCCCGGGTGGCGGCGCGACCCACTGGTTCGGCACGTGCTGCATGGCGATGGACACCGAGGACGAGTTGGCCACCCCGCCGGGCACCGTGATCTTGGACGGGTTGACGCCGGCCCGCGGCGCCACGAAGTTGCTCAGGATCGGCATGTCGTCGTTGGCCTGGCGGATCACCAGCAGCGTCGCCCGGACGTAGGTGGCCAGCGACAGGTTGACATCGCAGACGTCCCCCGGCACGTACTTCTTGCGCCAGATGGCGAACGAGATCCCTTCCGGGCTGGTGTATCTCGCCTGTTGTGGAACGACCACTTCCCAGCCGGCCGGCGGCGTGACCACCGGGTTGGTGGTCGAGTAGTAGTTCATGTGGACCAGGTACAGCCAGTCCCCGGCCGCGACCGTGTTGATGGCCACCGGCGGCGTGATCGAGTAGGAGGTGACCGTCGACCCGCCGCTGTTGTAGTCGACGTGATCACAGATGGCGGCGTAGTCCCAGGTGCCGGTCCGGCACGGCCCGACCGGCGTAACGAACATGTCCGTCTGGTGGGTGGACGCGGCCCCGGCGGACCGGTAGAGCGCGATGTACCACATGTCGGACGGCTGGGCCAGGACCAGGGCGGTGAGCGTCTGCGCGCCCGCTCCGTTCTGCCCGAAGGCGTTCTGCGCCCAGACCAGGTTCTCCGTCGGCCGGTTCCGGAACAGTTTGAGCACCGCCCGGCCGCCGACCGGTGGGGATCCGGCGTTCAGCCACATGGTCGCAGTGACCAGGTAGGCGCCGGTCTTCAGGAACCGCCAGAACTTGGAGTTGGCACTCTGGGCCACGATCGGCGAGTTGACCTCATAGGCGTCCAGCGGGGTCGCCGCGAACGCCATCTCCGTCCAGCCCGGGCCCGCATTCAGGGTGTGCGACGCACCGAGCGCCCGATGCGCGACGGACTGGGCCCGTTCGGAGGCCGCCGCGCCGGCCGCGCCGTTGGCCCCGGTGCTGCCCTTGGCGCCACGGGACAACGGGGTCCAGGCGCCGTTGGCCCACACCTGCACCCCGCCCGGCGTCGCCGACACCTCGATGCCGGTTGACATCGAGTTGTTGGCGGTGCCGTTCCAGTAGTAGGAACCGACGGCGGTGTCCGCGGTGGCCCCGTCGAAGTAGCTGCCCACCGCCGCAGCCGGCTCGATCAACAGGGCGGTGGCGTCCTGGGTGGCGCCGATCGGCCAGACCTCCGCGGTCACCGTCTCCGGGTTGATCTGCACCGAGGCCGCCCCGACCGGAACGGTGAACGTGTTCGACAGCCGGGTCCAGCCGGTGCCGGCCGGCACCGTGAAGTTGGCGCCCCAGACGTCGGCGCCGACCTGAGTCGCGTCGGTCAGGGTGCTGTCGAAGAACCGGCAGCGCAGCGCGTAGGTGCGACTGGTCACCGAGTGCCGGACGTACACCGACACGGTGAGCTGCTCCCCGGCGGTCACCGCGGTGTAGTACGAGCCGTCCCCGCGCAGCATGAACCCGACGCCGGTGCCGCCGGTCGAGGCCGTCGACCAGGTCTTGCGCCGGCAGGTGGTGACCTGGCCGGCCGCGGCCGGGCTGGCCGCGGTGGCGAACGAGATCGACCCGGCCCCGCCGGTCCCGTAGCTCACCGCGCTGGCCCAGAGGTTCGCGCCGGCCGACGTGGCCTGCGGATTCAGGGCTCGGTTGGTCCGCGTCGTCATACCAGCAGCACCGTTCGAATCGTGGTGCTCACGCCACCGGTGCTCCCGGTGTTCTTGGAGATCAGGAACCGGATGATCTCCCCGACGGTCGCCGGGAAGACCGCCGTGGCCGCGATGTCCGTCTCCCCCGCCATGATCGTGCTGCTGTTCAGCACGACATCACCGTTGACCCGGCGGATGTTCACGAAGGACGGCCCGTTCATCACCACGGCGGAGGCGAACAGCGCATCGAAGTAGAAGACCCCGGACCGCAGGATCTCGACCCGGCTGGTGTTGGCCGCGTTGACCTTGGTCGCCGGGTTGCTCCCGGTGTTGGCCGTGCTCAACGCCGTCGGCTCGAAGACGCCGTCCCCCACCGTCATGTTGTTGGTGAAGTTCCGGTAGTTCGACGCCGGCCAGGTGAACACGCCGGCCGCCCCGGCCGCCCCCGGGTCCCCGGGCAGACCCTTCAGGTCGACCTGTTCCCAGGCCGCGTTGCGGTAGACCTTGATCGCGCTCACGGGGTCAGCGCCGCCGTCACGTCGGCCGTGTAGGCGAAGGATGCACTGCCGTTCAGATACACCTGGAACCGGATCTTGTCCGTCAGGCCGAGCGCCGCGATGCCGATCACGGTGATCGCATCATCGGACTGGATGATCTGCTGCCGGCCGAGCCCGACGCTGCCGTTGATGTAGATCCCGACGAAGGACCGGGCGGTGATCGACCCGCCGGTGACCCGCAGGGTGATCTGGATGAACGTGTTGCTGGTGTTGCGCAGCACACCCAGCTCGTTGGACGCCGAGACGTACATACACGGATTCGGGTCGACCGAATCGGCGCTGGTGATGAAGTTGTCGACGTCCCAGATCACCCCGGTAGGCTGCGCGGTCTGGCTGCCGACGAATCGGCAACCGCCGCAACTGGTCCGCGCCGCGGTGCCGGCCGCACCGGCCGGCCCGGTGGCGCCGGTGACCCCCACGGGCCGGTCGACCGGTACCCAGGCCGTGCCGTTCCAGTACTGGGCGACCGTGCTCACGGCACCGCGTCCGTGTCGACCCAGATCGTGTAGCCGTCCCGCGGCACCGGCGCATCCGTCCCGACGTACACCTCCGGCACGCCGACGCCGGCCGGGCCTTGCGGACCGGCGGCTCCGGGCGCTCCCGCCGGGCCCGGTGCCCCCGGTGGGCCCTGCGGACCCACCGGTCCCGGTTCGCCGCCGCCCCCGCCGCCGTTGGGCTGCGGGGTGATGTCCTCCAGCCGGACGTTGACGTAGAACTCGTGCAGCAGCCCGGCGGGCGGGCGTTCCGTCTGCACGGTGCTGGTGTTGTCCAGCTTCACCACGCTGACCCCGGTGGCGGTGTCGATGCCCTGCACCCGCACGGAGATCTCGGTGCCGGTGTCGGTGATCTCCAGCCAGGTGTAGAGCTGCGAGTTCGGCCCGGGCCCGTAGGTGCCGCCGGTGTTCGATCCGGTCCACAGCCCCGAGTCCTGGTAGACCGGCGCACACATCGCGTACGGGAATCCGCCGTAGGGGTTGTTGGTCCCGTCGTCGTACATCAGGCTGTGGTTGTCGCCGTGCACGTAGACCAGCAGCGGCACGTCGTGACTCGTGATGTAGTCGGCGATCTCCTGCCGCTCCACCGAGTACGCCTGCCAATTGTCAACCGCGGGGCGGGATGTCGAGACGCCGGGCGGCCCGACCCACTGATTGTCGTGGCACCAGATGACCGCTGCGGCGTCGTCCCGGACGAACTGCGCCAGCAGCCACGCCTTCTGGGTGGCGCCCAGCATGGACTTGCCCGCGGTCGAGTTGGGCGCCATGTTGTTCGTCGCGTAGGTGCGCGCGTCGGTGTGGATGATCAGCGTCCGGCCGAGCAGGTAGGACCAGTACAGGCCCTTGCCGTCGGTCGATCCGAACGGCCCGTCACTGAGCACCTGCCGGCGGACCTCGTTGACCAGTTGGGCGGATTCCGGGTTCATCGTGGAGTCGGAGTTGGACCCGGTGAAGTCGTTGTCCGAATAGGTGTGCGCGGTCGGGATGTTCTTGTGGAACGCGGTGCGCTGCGGCTGCCCGTGCTGCGCCTCCCAGTAGTTCCGCATGATCTGCTTGGACGGTGGAACCACCCCGCCCATCGGGCTGCTGGTCGTGTGCGGGTAGAAGTCATCGCCCAGGTCGACGAACAGCCGCGCCTTGCGTCCGGCCGCATCCTGACGGGCCGCCATGTACTGGAAGGTCGCCGGGTTGCTGGGACCGTTCAGGCTGGAGCCGAACCCCTTGGTGCAGCTACTCACGATGATCGCGGTGGTGGCCGCGATGTTCCCCGGGGTCGGCCAGGTCCGGCAGGTGTTGACCGATCCGGTGAGGGATCCGGCGATCTCGACCTGCCAGAAGTAGTCGGTGTCCGCCACGAGTCCGGGCACCTCGAGCGCTGTGTAGCCGTCGGCGTCCGGCGTGCCGGCCGCGGAGAAGACCGGGTTGGACATGTCAACCGCGGTGGACACGGCCAGCCGGACGGACACGACTCCCTGCGTGCAGGTCTTGACCCGGATGGTGTTCTCGCTGGGCCGCCCCAGATTGACCCGGACCAGGCCGACCGGCGGGGTGACCCGGATGGAGAACACGCCCTTGGTCGAGGCCCCGAAGACCGGGCTGGCCGCGGCCGGCGCGGCCTGCGCGGGGATGGCGATGCCGCCGCTGTTCGGCGCGGTGGCGGCCATGTTGTAGGTCAGCGTGGTGTCCCCGGCGTTGGCCGCGGTCGGGGTGAACCGGGACAGGTAGACGGTGACGTTGGGATCCCCGGACGCCTCCTCGAAGGCCAGTTGGGTCACCGGGTAGCCGTTGGCATTGACCGCGTTGGTGATCGCCGTACTGGCCGTCAGGGTGCGCTCGAAGGCGAACAGGTAGACCGGGGTGTTCGGGATGACCGCGACCCCGGGGATCGGCGTGGTGGCCACGGACGACCCGGATCGGCTGCCGGGTGCGCCCGGCGGGTCCAGCTTGGAGTCGAACACGAACAGCTTGGCCGCGACGTTGGGGGTGATCCCGTCCGTGACCACCAGCTTGATCACGTCCCCGCCGACCAGGCCGGTCATGCTCTGAATGTTCCAGCTCAGGTTGCCGTTGACCTTGGTCGGGACGACCGTGACGGCCGGCAGCCGAGCCGGCGGGTCCGTCACGGTGACCGTGTGCGCGTCCGCGTTCCCCCAGGTGGTGGCGATGTAGACGTAATCCGACGCAACCGTGCCGGCGGGCACGGTGAGGGTGGCCGCGCCGGACGAGGAGGACAGCGGACTGGCCGACTTGAACGCCGCGGCCTGCCCCGGCACCGCGGTGCCCGCGGTGAACTGGGCGGCCTGGCCGCCGAAGGATGGCGAGATCGAGGGCGTGGCCTCGGTGCCGGCGACCTCCACGATCTGCAGCCCGACGCCGTTGCCGCTGGATGTGGAGTAGGTGATCGTGACGTTGCCGGACGGGTTGGCCGCCGCGGTGAACTCGCCGAGGTAGATCGAGCAGTTGGTGGTGCCGGCCGTCTCCTCGACGTAGGAGAGCTGGGTGACCGTCTCCGCCCCGGCGGTTGACACGGCGCTGGACACGACGGTGCCGTTGGTCAGCGTCCGTTCCAGGGACAGCACCAGCATCTTGGCCCCGGCGGTGATGGCCCGGCCCGGGATCACGTTGGCGGCGCTGCTGCCGGACCGGGCGAACAGCGCGCCGCCGGGACCGATGTCATTGGAGAACGCGAGCAGTTGCAGGGTCTTGGCGGCCCCGGTGCTGGGCGTCGCGGTGATCGTGTTGCCGGCGGCCACGCCGCGGATCTCGTAGACGGCCCAGCCGATGTTGGTGTCCACCCGGGAGTCGACGACGGCGGCCCACGAGGCGCCGCCCGGCACGGTCAGGGTGATGGTGGGCGCCGGGGCGCCGGCCGGGGTGGTGTAGACGAGCAGCACGGAATCACTGGCGATGACGCCCGCGGGCACGGTGATGTTCACCGCCCCAGCCGCGTTCACCGTGACCGGTGCCGAAGCGATCCGGAAGGCCATGGGACTACGCCGGGTAGACGAACTGCGGAGTGACCTTGACCGGGCCCGCGGTGCCCAGCACCACGCTGGACGGCAGCAGGTAGCTGGTCTGGTAGTTCGACCCGCTGGACCCGGAGAACAGGCTGGCGTAGGTGTAGACGCCGGCCGGCACGCCTGCCAGGGTCAGCTCGTTGCCGGTCACGGTGCCGTCCGAGGCGCCGCCGACCCAGGTGATGGCGCCCCGGGCGCTGGCCGCCTCGGCCGCCCCGGTGATCCCCGGGTCGCCGGTGTGCAGGTTGATGTGCGTGCAGATGCCTGCCGCCGCGAGCGCCATCGCCTCGCGGAATCCCGTGCCGTTGGCCATGTTTGGTTAACCCCTTCTACTGATCAACACTCGGCGGGAATCCGCTGGTGGGATCGTGGTCCCGAAGTCCAGGTAGACCGAGTCCTGATTCGGCCGGACGACGACCGGCCAGCAGGTCTGCCCGCTGGCCTTGTTGACCACCTCGACGACCACGTCCAGGCTGGCCAGTGGGTGCACGACGGTGAACGTGGTGGCGACGCCGTCCCCGACGGTGGTGACGAAGTCACGGGTGCCGCCGCCCCCGCCCGACCCGCCCGACCCGCCGCCGGACCCGCCGACCGGCACCCACTGCCCGTCGATCCACAGGTTGTAGGTGACCGTCTGCCCCGGCCGCAGCGCGAGCATCACGCCGGAGTAGTTGTCCGGCACCGAGTTCGGCGTGTGCGTCCAGATCCGGTCTCCGGCCGGGCCCAGGTTGCCCATGCTCTGCGACGCGATCACCTGGCGCGGCGCGATGCCGGCGGTGGCCATGACCTGGCTCATCCCGGTGGGCGGCACCAGCACGTCGCTGGTCTTGTTCAGGGTGGCCACGGTGACCAGCAGCGCCGGCCCGGTCAACGAGATGGACGGGATGGTCAGGCTGGTCGCGGCCAGCGCGGTGGCGGTTGACACGGACGCATCGAGCATCACCTTGTCCACGCCGCGGTAGACGATCACGGTCGCCGCGGCCGGCAGGTTGACCGGCTGCAGGATGACGTTGCGTTCCGAGTCCGGGTCCAGCGCGCCCAGATAGACCGCAGTCGTGCTGCCGGCCGCCGATGCCGACCCGGCCAGGATCCAGCCGCTGGGTGTGGCCGGCAGCAGCGGGCCCGGGCCCGAGTAGAAGATCAACCCGACGTCGCCGGTCCGCATGTCCACCGGCAGCACCGCGGTCAGGAAGGTGGATCCGCTGCCGGTGCCCTGCTCGACCGCAAAGGTG